CTTGAAGACACTATCGACACCTGCTGCGAGTCATGCGCGGGCGAGGTTCTTGTCATCGAGGAATCGGAGTATCAGGGTAAGAAGGTGAAACTGAACAATCCGTTCCGTACACCCGATGGCCCAAAGAAGTTTTCTGTGTATGTCAAGAATGACAAAGGTAATGTAGTCAAGGTGAACTTTGGTGACCCTAACATGGAAATCAAGAGAGACGATCCAAATCGTCGCAAAAGTTTCAGGGCAAGACACAACTGTGACGACCCTGGCCCGAAGTGGAAGGCACGTTACTGGTCATGTTACCAGTGGCGATCAGGTGCCAAGGTAGATAATTGATTTCGTATAAATAAAGACATTAACTCGTAAGTCAGAACAAGGATCCACTAGATCATATAGATGACTTATATCATTTAACACATACTAATGGAACAATCGAAATGAGCGATAACTCCAAAGACCTGTATGAGCATGTGCAACGTGAAGAACAACGCCTCGCTAGAATTGAGGACAAAATCGACAAACTTTCCGATGCAATGATTAACTTAGCTCGTGCAGAGGAGAAGTTGATCAATATAGAGAAAGCCAACGCACAACACTTCGAACGTATGAACCGTTTCTCTCAGAGAATGGATGACATCGAAGATGGTGTAAACGAACAAGGAAAGACCGTTAAGGTAATGCAGTATATTATTACTCTAACCGCAACAGTCTTTGCCGGTGTGATTGTCAAAATATTTTTTGACGCTTAATTAACGGAGACTATTATGTCAGATATCACTAAAATTATGGAGGCGTATTTGGGAATGGTCTCCGATCGTAATGTAGAACTTGAAGAAAAGAAGAAACTTGATCCAGTAGACGATAAGGCAAATGATAAAAAGTTCGCTGATCGTAAGGACAAGGACATCGACAATGATGGCGATGTAGATTCTTCTGACGAATACCTACACAAGCGTCGTAAGGCAACTGACGATGCAATCGATGGTGGTAAGAAACCAGCGAAGGAAGAGGTTGAGAAGGACGAAGAAGAGTCTGAAGAAGAACCAAAGAAGAAGAAGTCCCCAGTTCCACCTAAGAAAGACGACGGCGAAGAAGAGTCCGAAGAACCAGCACCAGAGGGTGATGATGAAGAGGAAGAAGAAAAGCCAGAACCAGAAGGTGGTGATAGTAAGTTGAAACAGAACCCAAAGACCTCTGATAAGAAAGCAGAGATCTCTAAGATCGAGACCAAGGAAGCGTTTGAAGAGTTCTGGTCTGCATTGATCGAAGCTACTCAAAAGGCTGCGAAGGGAGAGACCCCAGAAGATTCTACTACTCCAGACACCAAACGTGCTCAAGAAATACACAAAGGTAAGTCTGATAAGAAGATCGAAGACATGGAAGATGACGCACAAGAAACTACTCCTAAAGCAGGTAAATCTACCAAGAAGGCTTCAGAGCCTAAGTAGTGCATTATGAACTCGCTATGGGAGTTACTCATTAAGTTAGTGGGTCTGAGAAAGACCCACGAAACCTGTGCTGAAAAACTTCCCATACACAAAATGAGGAAAGATCGACTCATTGAGATAGCAATTAAGGAAGGCGTTGACAGGGAGTGTTCCCTTAAACGCCTAACAAAAGACGAACTCGCTGAGAAGATTTACCAGAAACGAAACGCTTAATGTCAAGTCTGAGATTTTACGTATTGACTAGTAGTGATATCGATACGCTTATTCGTCAATTCGACACCCTACCTAAAGACCAAACCACGGTCGTCATCAACACCCAAGACTCCGATTATGAGTTTGAGGTGATAGGATACTGCGAAAGGAACAAGATCGAGTGGTTCGCCACCGACTCCGACGGCACACCCGCAACGGGTAAGAACGCAGTCCTCAAAATATTCCTAGAGAGCAAACACGATTACATGGTCCACGTGGACGGTGACGATATCATCACGCCCTACGGAAAGAACTTCTACCGCGCAGTCGTCGATACAGACGCACCCGATGTAATCTGTCTCTACAACCAGATATCTTTCTCGCGATGGGACGACGGTCTACTGAAGATCCTAGACGCGAGACCCGACTCTCGTTCCGAAGACTTCATCTACTTCCCTAAAAAATACGTCCCCAAGTGGAGATATGAGTCCGCGAAGAAGCCGGGGAGTAACAAAGGGGTGGAAAGTAAGGTTAGATATTACAAGAGACACCACCCACATATTGATGAAGACAAACGCCTACATTGGGCGATATGTGCGGAGGAACTGACAGACTGGTGTCATCGATACAACGACAGAGGAAACTCCCTAAACCGAATGGTATTCTTCTCGCGTAAGGCGGCAGAGATGATGGACTATGATCCCACGATTGTTGTGGGTGAGGATCAGATTCAATACTACAAACTGAAGAAACTGGCGTTCGACGGTGAGTTGGACATGCGAGTACATAACGAGAGACCTAGATACACATACCTCTACATGCAAGATATGCAGAGCACAACACGGAATGATGAGGTCAATTACGATTGGAGAGAGTTGTTACTAGAACAACTAAATAAGATCAAATCGGACATGTACCCCGAACAATACCAACTACCAGAGTTGATACCGCCATACTATGAAGTTAAATAGCAAGAACATCGTAATATACGCTGCAAAGAATTATTACAATCCTTCATGTATTGATGGAGATGAGTTCTTTGATGATCTAAAACGTTTTAAATACGTCAAGAGACTAGTCAATCGATACTACCAGAACAACGATCTCGCAGAACGCCTCATCCTAAATCACCTCATTGTGATCTTTAATGTGTTCGGTCATGAGGCCGGAGTTGAAATTCTTGCATCCAAAATACCACTTGAACAGTGGTCTGCCTTAAAACCTTTCCTTATTTTTCTTCGAGCCATACACAATACTGATCTTACGGGAATTGAAATGGATAAATACGTAGTAGAAAAGTTAAGAGGTGTCCGATGGGAATCCTAAAATCTGCCGCTGATTTGGTATACACAATTCGTTTTTTAAAATTACTCGTTACTCCGTTCGAGGACACACCTGCGTTTAAGGCAGGGATCATCGATAAAGAAGGCAAAAAAAGGAAGGATTTTAATACTGACAAAATGGATGATCGTGAGAACTATCGTGATCATTACACGGCATTCCACCGTCTGGTTTATAATCTAAAGAAGATCATGGCGAAAGCGCCAGGCGGTCAGTCTGTTGTTGCACGTTATGGTGCCGCTCTTGCACTTATTAAAGAACACGGAGAATTGTCCGACAAACAGGTCGAGAAGATCCACGCAGAGACTGGCATAGACGTGATGGACTTCTTGTTGGAGTCTCAATCTAAGTGGTATCTCGTAGAGAATGGTAACTTAGGGCCAGGCGTGTATCGTATGCAAAACGACACACTCACCGATCAAGCAGAAGATATAGTCCGTAAGGACGATCAAATCCGCGTGACTGATCACAACCACATTGATGACATCTTGGGTATCGCCATTTACGAAGGTGTCCACGTCAAGACAGGACGTAGAGTTCTGTTCTCCGCAAACGAGGTCCGCAAGTGAGAACCCTAGAGGATCTACAACTCGACTTCATCTTGGAGTCGATGAACAATCCGTATAAAGCTACCCTGAAGAAAACAGGAAAGACCGAATACCGATCTGACTTTACCACTGACGGTGGTGACAAGGTCAGTGTCAACTTTGAAGGTGACGAACACATCGACGACTACGATGAGACGGACTGGGAGATCTCATTCGTTCGCAATGGAAGTCAGGCGTTAACTGGAGAAGGTGACGCTATGCGTATTTTCGCGACTGTTATAAAACTTCTCAGAGAATTTATCAAGAAAGAGAAACCCGTTTACTTCAACCTGTCTGCCGCAAAGGATGACAGGAACAACACCAACAAGTTGCAAAGTCGTGAGAAACTCTATGCGCGACTGATCAAACGATACATCACTGGATACAACATCCAACCAGAAAGATCTAGCAGTGGTACGACCTTCTACTTCTCCGCCAAAGAAATTCAGATGGAGATGACCACAACATCTGGTGTTGCGGGTACTGGAGACGACACAGATACTGTGATTGTCCGTCGACGTAAGAAGAAAAATCCTGTCCAGATTGCCCGTCGATTAGTTCCTAAAAAATAGTCAAAATAATCCTTGTCACCGAACCAATTTTGATATATAATTCTACTCGTTAATTTTAGGAATTGTATCAAATGAAGTGTGAAGATTATGGTGACTATAAAGTCGTCATCCTTGAAACCCCCGACGACAACCCCGATGAAACACTTCGATCTTTAGATGCAAATACTCTAATCTTTGTATCCATGTGCGGATACACGGGCGATGACATCCCACCAAACAGATTCCTAGTAAAGAATTTCGAAAACTCATTTGAGAATCATCTCATGTGGGAGGGACTTCTTGACGCTGAAGAACAGGAAGAATACATCGCAAAATGTTGTCGCAAGTTCTGGGATACCGGAAAACAGATGGTGATTGAGAACTACTCTTTTCAACAAGATGAACCGTTCTACGACTATAGTAAGTAGTTGACAGACCACTTCGATTTTGTTATAATGACAAATCTAGCAAAAAATATTAATATGGGATAAAAATGACAATAGATGTTAAATATGATCGTGATCGTCTGTTGAAAGATTATGCTGTGGGTATGTTGAAAGACTTCTATATGATGGAAGATGAGACTTCTCCACAAGACGCTTACATGAGAGCATCAAATGCATGGGCGGTCTTTCAAGGTGAGTTAGACGAAAAACTAGCAGAAAGGTTGTACGAGTATGTGAGTAAAAAGTGGTTCATGTTCGCATCTCCTGTACTATCTAATGCTCCAAAAAACGGTGAGACCAAAGGAAAGGGTCTTCCGATTTCTTGTTTCCTCACATATGTACCAGACACTCTTGAAGGACTCATTGAGCACTCCAGCGAGTTACGTTGGTTGTCCGTGATGGGTGGTGGTGTCGGAGGACACTGGGGTAGTGTCCGAACGGTCTCAGACATCGCGCCTGGCCCGATTCCTTTTATGCATACGGTCGATGCGGACATGATTGCATACCGTCAGGGGAAGACGCGTAAAGGGTCTTACGCGGCTTATCTGGATGTGTCACACCCAGACATTATTGAGTTCATTAACATCCGAATTCCTACGGGAGACGTACAACGTAAGGCACTAAACATACACAACGCAGTCAATATCTCCGATGAGTTCATGGCGGCGGTTATCAATAATACCGACTTCGATCTACGTGATCCGAAAGACGGTGCGGTCAAGGACACAGTCAATGCTCGCAAACTATGGGAACGCATTCTTGAAATTCGTTTCCGTACAGGTGAACCCTACCTGAACTTTATCGACACTGCGAATCGTGGTCTACCAATGTCTCTCAAGGAAAAGGGACTACGCATTCACGGTTCGAACTTATGCAATGAAATTCACTTACCGACAAACGAAGACCGCACGGCCGTCTGTTGTTTGTCTTCTTTAAACTTAGAGTACTATGATGAATGGAAAGACACTAATATCGTGCGTGATCTTGTTCGTATGTTGGATAACGTTCTCCAATATTTCATCGATCACGCGCCCGATAGTATTTCCCGCGCTCGTTATTCGGCAGAGAGAGAAAGAAGTATTGGATTGGGAGCGATGGGATTCCACTCACTCCTACAAAAACACTCTGTTGCTTGGGAATCTGACAAGGCTAGAGAGATCAATGAAGTGGTGTTCCAACACATCTCAGACGACGCTATCGCTGAAACACAACTATTGGCAAAAGAACGCGGTGAGTATATCGACGGTGAACATACTGGAAGAAGAAACTCACACCTCTTAGCGATCGCACCTAATGCATCATCGGGCGTAATCCTATCAACATCCCCATCTATTGAACCCCTCAAGGCATGTGCGTACACGCATCGTACACGTGCGGGATCCTTCCTTGTGAAGAACGCGCACCTAGAGAAACTCCTAGAAGAGAAGGGTCATAACAACGAATCTACATGGTCTAGTATCATTACTAAAAAAGGGTCGGTGCAACACCTACCATTCCTTAACGAAGGAGAGAAGGCGGTATACAAGACCGCTCAGGAACTAGACCAGAATTGGGTAATAACACATGCCGCTGATCGACAAAAATATATCTGTCAGGGTCAGTCGGTTAATTTGTTCTTCCCATCCGGTGCACCGAAGAGATATGTCAACAAGGTGCACTTCAACGCGTGGAGACAAGGACTAAAGGGTCTTTATTATCTACGCACCGAAGCCAAGTCAAGGGCAGAGACGGTTTCGGACAAAGTCGAACGGGTAGCACTCGAAGACGATAACCGCACCATCATCTACGGTAAGAGTAACTGTCCGTGGTGTAAGTTGGCGACCGAAGAGTTGTCACTGCGCGGCACTCCGTTTGACTATATCGATCTGGAAGAGATCGGTAAAACCGCTGCAGAAGTAACTGGGCGAAAGGTCAAAACTGTCCCACAGATTTACATCGAAGGTCGATATGTGGGTGGGTATGAAGACCTAATGAGTCACTTGGAAAGTGATTACAACGAGACCGAATCAGGCGATGAATGTCGTGCCTGTGAAGGTTAATATAATTTAACAATAACATTAATAGGACTTATATGTCATCTTTACTAAAATTTTCAGAAACATATAAACCGTTCCACTATCCGTGGGCGGTCGATTTAGCAAAGAAACATGAAGAAATCCACTGGATTGAGGACGAAGCAGAACTATCAGAAGACGTACAGGATTGGAAGACCAAACTGTCCGCCGCAGAGAAAGAGTTCATCACACACGTCCTACGACTCTTCACGCAGTCAGACGTTCAGGTAGGAGAGAACTACCACGAACTACTGATTCCAAAATTTAAAAACAACGAAGTCCGCAACATGCTATCATCATTTGCGGCACGAGAGGCAGTGCACCAACGTGCGTATGCCTTACTGAATGATACCCTTGGTCTACCAGACGAAGACTTCCACAAGTTTCTTGATTATAAAGAAATGGCGGACAAGATCGATTTCATGAAAGAGGGAAATACCCAATCGCATATGGGTCTTGCACTTGCGTTGGCACAGTCAGTGTTCAACGAAGGTATGTCGGTATTCGCGTCGTTTGTCATGCTACTAAACTTCCAACGTTTTGGAAAGATGAAGGGTATGGCAACTATCGTAGAATGGTCCATCCGTGATGAAACTATCCACGTACAAGGTAACGCAAAGTTGTTCCGCACGTTCTGCGAGGAACACCCCCGCGCAGTTAACGATGAACTTAAATCCAAGATATATAAGATGGCGCGAAACGCTGTCAAATTAGAAGACAAATTTATTGACCTTGCGTTTGATGGTAATGATGTACAGGGACTAACCAAACAAGAAGTCCGCGACTACATTAGACACATTGCAGATAGACGATTGCTTCAGTTGGGACTGAAGCCTAAATTTAATCAAAAAGACAATCCTCTACCGTGGTTAGACTGGGTACTAAACGGTGCATCACACGACAACTTCTTTGAGAAACGTGTTACCGAATACTCAGTTGCTGGAATGGAAGGCGACGACTTCGGTTGGGAGGAATTGGAAACTGAGGTTGCATGATGGAACAAGAGTACACAATTGAATGTCCGATATGTGATATGACCACGGTTATTCGTGTACAGTACGCAAGTCTGTACGAAGACGAAGTTCCGTGTTATTGTCCCATGTGTGGTGCAGATGCTGAGGCGGAAGAATCGGATTAATAGTGATATGAATTTAAAACAAGTGATACAATCTGTCCCAGACTGGCCAGAACCTGGCATAAATTTTCAGGATGTGACAAGTCTCTTACAAAACCCACAGGCATTTCAACAGAGTGTCCGTACCCTTGTAAACCATATGGAAGATAAGGGTTATACGGACATCGTCGCACCAGATGCGCGTGGGTTCTTGTGGGGAGCGCCTATTGCACTTTACCTTGGAATACCACTACACATCGTGCGCAAACCTAACAAGTTGCCCCCACCCGTGAAGTCTCGCAAGTATAAGTGCGAG